AGCGGTAGACTTTGCTGACGAAACTGTTTCTAGTGATAAGTTTGCGAATGCTACAATTGAAAACGCAAAGTTAGTTAATACATCTATTACAGCAGCAGGGGGATCTGTTTCATTAGGTGGAAGTGTAACTTTTAATAATCAATTTGTAGATTGGCAATCAGTTGTCACATCTGATGGTAGTACAGTAACAACAATGGAATCAGGTAAAGGTTATTTCATAGATAATACAAGTGCCGCTGGTTTAGTCAAATTACCAGCATCAGCAAGTATAGGAGACTCTATATCAATTAAAGATTACGCTGGAAACTTTGGTACAAATAGTTTAACCATTCAAAGAAATTCACATAAGATACAAGGTAACGCTGTTAATAGTGAAATAAAAACTAATCGTGCTAGTCTTGTATTAGTATATGTTGACTCAACAAAAGGTTGGTTGTATTGGGAAGAAAGTAATGTTGCTGATTTACAATTAAATACTCGTGTTGCTGCTACAGGTGGTACAGTTGCAACCTCAGGCGATTTTAAAATTCATTCATTTACAGGCGATGGTACTTTTTGTGTAAGTGCAGGTGCTGGTCCATTTGCAGTTGTAGATTATCTAGTTATTGCTGGTGGAGGTGGAGGAGGATATGCAGGTCCTGGAGGAATTTATGGAGGAGGTGGTGCCGGTGGTTATAGAGAATCACATAACTCTTGTACATCTGGACCATACACAGCTTCTCCTTTAGCAACTCCAACATCATTGCCTGTTTCAGTTCAAGGTTATCCTATTACTGTAGGAGCAGGGGGAACTAATGCGGTAGGTCCTTGTGGAACGGGTTCAAAAGGTTCAGATTCAATTTTTTCAACAATCACATCTGCTGGTGGAGGAGCATCAATAAGTTCATCTTCTCCAAATGCCCCATTAAGAGATGGTGGTTCAGGTGGAGGTGGTGTTACTCCTGGAGGAGGTTCTGCTCAACCAGTTGCATCAGGTAATACACCTCCTGTAAGTCCACCTCAAGGTAACAACGGAGGACCCTCAGCTCACCCTAGTCCATCACATAAATTTTATGCTGGTGCTGGAGGAGGAGGTGCTGGAGGTGCTGGTGGAGGATTAACAACTTCTTCTCCTTGTCAAACAAGTGCTGGAGTTGGTGGAGCCGGAACAACATCAAATATTACAGGATCACCTGTGGTAAGAGCCTCAGGCGGCGGTGGTTCAGGATTTCCTCAATTCGCAAAAACATCAGGTGTCGCAGGACACATCATTGTACCAAGTGCCACACCAGGTGGTGGTGGAGCTGGTGTTAGTAATAACGCTTCTGGTGGTTCAGGTTCTGTACACGGAACAGCGGGAACAGCTAACACAGGTGGAGGAGGAGGTGGTAACGCTGGACCAGGTGGAGCAAATGGAACTGGTGGTAAAGGAATTGTTATAATACGATATAAATTTCAATAGGGAAACATTATAAATAGTATAAAAGAGAATTAAAATGGCAATAGATAAAATAGGTTCAGCAGCGATAACAGATTGTACGGTAGTTGCCGCAGATATAGCGCCAGGTACAGTTACTAACGCAAAACTAGCGGGTAGTATCGCTAACGCAAAACTAGCAAATTCAAGTGTTACAATCAATGGCACATCAATATCTTTAGGTGCATCAGGTTCAATACCTGCAGTATCTTGGCAATCAGTAGTAGTATCAGATGGATCAACAGTAACAACTATGGTCGCTGGTAGAGGATATTTCATAGATAATACAAGTGCCGCTGGTCTAGTATCATTACCATCATCAGCGAGTGCTGGTGATACAATTGCGATCAAAGATTACGCAGGTAATTTTGGTACAAATAGTTTAACCATTCAAAGAAACTCACATAAGATACAAGGTAACACAAACAATTCTGAAATAAAAACAAATAGAGCAAGTGTAACACTAGTTTATGTTGATGCTACAAAAGGTTGGTTATATGCTAATGAATCAAATGTGGCCGATTTACAACAAGAATTATATGTTGCTGCTACAGGTGGAACGGTAGCAACTTCAGGTAATTTTAAAATTCACACATTTACAGGTGATGGTTGTTTTGTGGTTTCTTGCGCAGGTAATTCAGTAGGAAATAATAAAGTAGATTATATGGTAGTCGCTGGTGGAGGCGCTGGTGGTAATGTCGGTGGTGGTGGCGCTGGAGGTTATAGAGAGTCTTATACACCTGCAGTATCAGGTCCATATACAGCTAGTCCTTTAAAAGCCGCTTGTGGAGCATTAACAGTTACGGCAACAACATTTCCAATCACAGTAGGCGCTGGAGGAGCGGCTCCTGATAATACAACGTATGGTACTGATGGAAGTAATTCAGTTTTTTCAACGATAACATCTGCTAATGGTGGAGGTGGTCCAGCAGGTCCTTTTGATACAGGTAGAAATGGTAAAAACGGAGGTTCAGCTGGTGGAGGACATTCTACTTGTAGTGGTTCTGGTACAGGTGGTACGGGAAATACTCCTCCTGTAAGTCCGTCTCAAGGTAATAATGGTGGTAATGCTCCAGGTCCTGTTGCAGGAACTAGATCGCAAGGTGCTGGAGGAGGTGGTGCAGGTGCAGTTGGTGCTAACTCACCTGGAAGTTCAACATTAGGATCAGGTGCTGCTGGTGGCGCTGGTGTAGCATCAGAAATCACAGGTAGTTCAGTAACTAGATCTGGTGGTGGAGGTGGAGGATATTATCATTATAGTGGTGGACCACAGCCTGTTGGAGGTCCTGTTGGTGCAGGTGGCTCGGGCGGAGGTGGTTCTGGAGGAGGTGGAATAGTACCTAGTCCTTCTGCTAAAAATGCAACAAATGGAACTGCTAATACTGGTGGTGCTGGTGGTGGAGCAGGTATAGGTGTTAATGGACATGGTTTGATAGCTGGAACTGGTGGTAAAGGTGTTGTAGTTATAAGATACAAATTTCAATCTGGTTAATATCAGTTTTTAAAACTGTTATATATATTATTGTGAAAAAGAGGAATATAAAATGAATTTGGCAAACTATTATTATTATTTTCAATCTGCGTTACCTCCTAAATTATGTGATGACATAATCAAGTACGGTACAGCTCATAAAACAGAAACGGCAATCACAGGTGGCTCTGACAGAGAAGATAATCGAAAGGCTGATGGTAGTCTAAAAAAATCAGTAATCAATAACATACAAAAGAAAAGAAAATCTGATATTGTTTGGTTAAACGATAGATGGATTTATAAAGAAATACACCCTTACATTCATCAAGCAAATAAAGCAGCGGGTTGGAACTTTCAGTGGGATTGGTCAGAGTCTTGTCAATTTACAAAATATAGTGAGGGACAATTCTATGGTTGGCATACTGATAGTTGGATAAAACCTTATAAAAGAAAACAAAATGAAGATGGCACTTGGCCAGAAGATCATGGTAAGATAAGAAAGTTATCTGTAACTGTTTCTTTAAATGACCCATCTGAATATGATGGTGGTAATTTAGAGTTTGATTTTAGACAAGACCACGACTTTGAAAGAAATAGAGGAAAGAGTATTAGAGAGTGTACAGAAATTAGACCAAGAGGAAGTATTATAGTATTTCCAAGTTTTGTGTGGCATAGAGTAAATCCTGTAACTAGAGGAACAAGATATTCATTAGTAATGTGGAATTTAGGACGGCCTTTTAATTAATGTATATATATGTGAAATGGAGTAAAAAATGGCAGTAACAACTAACAAAGAAATAATGAATACAGAGTGGTATTTTTCAACACCAATTTATTCAATAATGAAACCTGAGTGGTTAGAAACAGCAATCAAATCAACAGATAAATTTATAGATGAGGCTTATAAAAGAGAAAAACCTAAATTAAAAGAAAGAAAAAAGTTTTTAGGTAATAAAGATTATCTAAAAGTAAAAGATCATGGAATGAGTTACCACTCATCACCTTTAAATGGTGATACTGGTTTAAAAGAATTAGAATCATATATTGGCGCAACTTCACTTAACTTAATGGAAGAGTGGGGTTATGATATGGAAAAATATACCATGTTCTTCACAGAATTTTGGGTACAAGAGTTTTCTAAAAATGGTGGTGGTCATCATAGTACACACGTTCATTGGGATAATCACATATCTGGTTTTTACTTTTTAAAGTGTTCAGATAAAACATCTTTTCCTGTCATGCATGACCCAAGAGCAGGTGCAATGATGACAAAATTACCACAAAAAGATGAGACTAAAATTACACCAATGATAGATAAATTACATTATAAACCTAAACCTGGTATGTTAGTATTTTTTCCTGGTTACGTACCACATGAATTTGCTGTTGATGATGGTGTAGATGATTTTAGATTTATACATTTTAATTTACAAGCAGTTAGAAATAATATTGTAAATGCAGCAAAAGAAATGAAATAATGTCAAAAGCTAAATTTAAAAAAAATCATTTTTTAGTAATTAAAGAAGCAATTGATCCTAAAGTTGCTGAATTTGTTTACAATTATTTTATGATGAAAAGACAAGTGACACAAACTTTTTTTGATTTTAAATATATCAATCCTTATACAGATGAATGGGGAACATGGAATGATGAACAAGTTCCTAAGACATATTCTCATTACGCAGATGTTGCGATGGAAACTTTGTTACTTGCTGTTCAACCAAAAATGGAAAAACTAACAGGTATGAAGTTAAATCCCACTTATTCATATGCACGTATCTATAAAATGGGTGATGTATTACATAGACATAAAGATAGATTTAGTTGTGAAATTTCTACGACAATGAATTTGGGTGGTGATGAGTGGCCAATCTATTTAGAGAATAAAAAAAATGTTGGAATACCTGAAGATGGTTTCCCTGCTAAAACAGATAATAAAGGCACTAAAATTATATTAAAACCTGGCGATATGTTAGTTTACAAAGGCATGATACTTGAACATTGGCGTGAAGCGTTTATTGGAAAAGATTGTGCTCAAGTTTTCTTACATTATAATAATCAGTTTTCACCAGGTGCAGATGATAATATGTTTGACCAAAGACCACATCTTGGTCTACCTTCATGGTTTAAAGGTAGAAAATTAAACTCATAAATATTAGTATGAGTAAATTAGAAGAAAAGGTTAACGAAATTTTAGGTATTGATAAAAAAGAACCTAGTAAAGAAATCGTTAAACAAGAATTTAAACCAGCAGTTCCTCGTAAAGAAGACAATAAAAAAGAAGACGTTGATAACGACTACAAATACAGTAGAGAAAATTATTACAACTTAATAGAAAGAGGGCAAGAGGCGATTGATGGTATACTTGATATTGCCAGAGAGGGTCAACACCCTAGAGCTTATGAAGTTGCTGGACAATTAATTGGTCAAGTCGCTGGTACAGTT